GTGGGTTTGATGCGTGGTTCCTCCGTATGGGTTTTTCCATGGAGGTGGAGCCCGCTTGCCATGTTTTTGAGCAGATCGATTTCTGCCAAACTCGGCCGGTTTGGGTTGGGCCACACCATGATTCCTATCTCATGGTGCGTCACCCAAAGTGGGGCATAGCAAAGGACACCATGTGCGTTCACAATGTAGACACCCCCGGGCTTTTCCGGGGGTGGCTGCATGCTGTCGGTACTGGCGGGTTATCAATGACTGGGGGTGTCCCAGTGTTCCAGAGCTTCTATGGCGCTTATTTGCGCCATGGTAAGTTTTTGAGGAGCTCTAGTGACTATCAGTCTTGGGGGGTCCGTCAGTTGTCAAAAGGGATGGAGCGGCAAGTTTCCTGTGTTTTACCACAGGTGCGTGCTAGCTTTTATTGGGCTTTTGGCGTCACTCCTGACGAGCAGTTGGTGTTAGAGAGTTTTTACGATGGCGTGGATTTAGGTGGGGGGCCCCGTTTGGAGCTCACGTTTCAGCCTAATATGCCATTGTAACGGGTAGCTCCGTTAAGCTTGGGGTTTCATCTGTTAAATGGTCCAAAACGTTCCATTTATTTGGGTAAATATTTACGTGCTATCCAGAACGCCGAACGACTGCACGGCACCGGCCACTAGTGGTCAGATGAGATGAACAGTCTCCGTTGAGGCCGGGGATCCCATACAGCCTTATTTGTATATATTTTAACCAGCGTTTGTACATATTTTAAAGAATGCCACGTTCCAAACGCTCGCGTGGGGCACGCGGCCCATCCAACACTCCCCGTTCACGTTCTAGGTCTCGGACCGGAGCGCTTGTTAAGTTTGGGGATACGATCCGTCGTGATCGTCAGTCAGGCGGGATGTATCGTCCCGCTGTTGACTTGGCGGGTTCCACGGGGTCTAAGTTGAAGGGTGGTGCCGTTGTCTCACGGTCTTTTTCATCCAGGAATGCGCGTGGTCGTGGCCGTGGCCCCGGCGTGTTGCCACCCCTAGTATCAGCCATGGTTGATCCTTGGGATGAGGACGCGCCAGGGTGCCGGTACCCCGATTCTTATCGGGGTCTGAGTGGCACATATGCGGGAACTTCGGTTTCTCCTATTACCACCGGTGGGACCTTTACGGATCTGAATATGACGGGGGTCACTCCGACCCCTGGCACTTCCCTCTTGTTCATTACGCCCGACCCACAGAACATTGTTGTCAATGGGGTGTGCGGGCAGCAAGCG